GGGAGATTCCATGAAGAATTCTACCGCAACCCAAAACGATGGAAAAGCCGTGCGCTCCGAGAGCACTATGCCGGCAAAGCCCGCCGAGAAAGATCGTGCCGCACCCGAGGTCGGCTCTTCTACTCGGCAACAAGTGAAGAAAATTTGCAAATTCTTTGGTACAGCCCGTGGCTGTCATAAAGTTGACTGTCAATTCCTTCACACACCTGGTAAAGTGCCTAACGGCAAAGCTCATAAACCAACTATACCGGTTATTGAGTTGGATGTGTACATCCAAGATGATGCTCTGGAAAAGCTGCAAGAAGCTGTTCCAGAGTTCCTGGTCAAGAATGGACCTAAGTCACACACAAACCCACACCCTATCGCTCGAGCTGAGCGTGCAGTTGTTAGTTGTGTATTACCTTCTGGAACATTCGTGCTCGAAATTCAAGGTAAACGTCGCAAGACAGATGTTGACGCCCGGAACATCTGCCGGTTGCCCTTGAGTGACGATGACCAGGATGGATGCTGCCCGCATAACTGTGAACACCTAAAGAAGGTGTGGACAGGTGGGTACCATACAGTCACAAGTTTGGATGTACCACTAACGCCCAATGACGTCCAGGCGGTTTTTGGCCCCAGCGTCCAGCATTTGTTCATGGCTGTAATAATCCATGACTCTTGTTTAAGTGAGGTTGGCGACCAAACAGCTACTTGGGTACCAGGTGAGCCCGACTCGTTTGAAAAGACGGGATCGGTCGGCCGATTTGTGATCAACTGCGACGGATTGACTTCCCGTATCGAGAATGACCATGCATGGCTGCAGATGCAGCTAAGCCATAGTGGTTTTCGGGCGGAGTTATCCCGCACGATTGGCGCTCACAAGATTTACCGCATCACGCGCTCACATGATGGACCTAGCACGCCCATCATTGTGCCTGATCCGCTATCTTACATCACTCGTCGAACAGCAAAGATGTTCGTCCAGTCATCATCTGATTCTCGGAAACTGATGGTGCGAGTATCTGACTCGCTCATCATCCTCCGTGATGATTATGGTTGGTTCGCGACCGATGGCACAATACTGCGGCAATTGTACTCACGCCTTGTTGCGCGTGGCCAATGCGAGAACTTAATAACTTCCGCAATCGTACAAACCGCCAAAGTTAGTGCCGACAACGTATGCGTGGACCGAGCCGCACGTTGGGTTTCAGAAGTCAATGATGACAACCAATGGAACCAACAATTTGCGCTTGAACTCCCCGCCCCAACACGGTATGATGATGTGTTGAAGTATGTGCCATTTGCGCACCTCTTTCAACCTACACGCCGGGATAGCACGTCACGCTTAGCACTCGTCCGCAAAGGTCTGGAACGACCAAACACTTTACGGCGCGATGCTGCCCGTTTTGGCGTATTTTCCGTTCTTGTATCATGCCTCTATGGATTGGTTGTACAAGGTTTCGGCAAGTGGATGATGTACATGGTGGTCCTGTTATGCCTTAGTGGCCAAGCCTACGCCCTCGATGAACCACATTTTGTGGTCGACCCGGAGGCAACTTGGATGAGCCACGTGGCATCAGTCATGATCACGATACCTGGCGGATTAATTGCAATGTGCGAAATCTTACCAGACATCGTGGCCTTTCCTGCACCTTTACCAAAATTCATTGGATATGCGGTGCTTGTTGCAGGCTACGGCGCGATGATACCACATGTACCACTTGGTGCATCTGGTACCATACTGGTATCCCCTGTGACGCTAGTTTGTACACAGTTTACTGCATTAATGGTCGTAACATGGTCCATCCACACTATGTTGACAGCACAACCCTTACCATTGTTTCTTTGGTTATTGTTGCTGAAGCTGTTGCCACATGTAGATGCTAATGAAGGTGCCGATGCTGTGTTAGTGCAGTACCGGCATGATCGGTTTTTGCCCGTCCATTATGAAGGGCCCTTACCCGCTGATTTTGGTCTCCCCGGATATGTATCCCAGAGAGAACTTAAGCCTATGGCGGACGGGGCTAAGATTACAATCGGCACCGAATCCAGAATAGTGGATTTGGACAACCCAAGAGACACATGTTTTGCGGTAGGCGTGTGTTTCGCAGGCTACCTTCCGAGTGTTACGCTCACGTGTCAACACAACTTGATAGTAGCCGCCCGCAACCGGCAACTTGCCGCCATGCCCGACTATTGTGTTGAGCTGTTCAAACGACTCAGTGATGAGTACGTTGACCAACTGGAGTGGCGACAGGATGTTGCGGAACCGGACTTTGACAAATGGAATTCACGTTTTCCGAAAGGGAGACAAATTAGCCATCTTAACGCGCTTATGGCGTATCTAGAAGGCTGGTATGACGATTCCACTGCCACAGCCCGGAATGCGTTCGTCAAAATTGAGAAGATCCTGCGGATCGGCAAAGGCGAGTTTGACCCTCGTGTGATTACAGGGGCCACTGATATTTATAATGTTGTGTGGGGTAGTTACTACCAAACAGCAAAGGAAAGTATCAAGGCCTTTTACAATCAATGGGATCAAAACGTCTTACTTGCATCCGGCTGCACGTCTTCCCAATTGGGACGGTGGTTGGAAAATGCTCTGTGTTTTGGTGGCAGAGCAATATGTGGTGATGACCAACTCATAGTGGCCGGCAACTACTTAGTAGAAGTCGACGGTGCTCGTCACGATGCCCACATGCATAAAGGTTTCTTTGACCTTAAGTGGGATATTTATGACAAGCTCATTGGCGATATACCGGAGAAAGCACGTGAGTGGGCCCAAAAGGCCGCTGTGCACACCCGTGCCATGTCACGCTCATTGGGCGTAACATGGGAACACGATTATCGTGTACGGAGTGGTGACCCTGACACAACAGATGGAAATTCTGTGGTGACGGATTTCATCTCGTGGTACGTCCAAAACTTAGTAATCCATGGCCAGGGCCTTGGTAACACAGTTGAGGAAATGACACGCGATGTAACCGAATCCGTCTTGAAGTTAGGGTATGAAATCACATTGAAAATCACCCCGAATGTGTGGGATTCGACCTTCTTATCTGGTAGCTTTATGCCTGTTAATGGTACCTATTATTGGTATCCATTGCCTGGCCGCCAATTGTCTAAAATTGGTTGGAGCTTACGGAAGGGTAATGTAGCATTACAAGACTGGGCTGGCGTGTTGCTTTCATACAAGCACTATCGCTTTGTCCCATTTTTGCGTGAATATATTGACTATGCCATTGGTTTATTACCTGATGGCATGGTCGAGAAAGCGCATGCTAGATTTCACCAGATCATCCCTGGTGACAATCCCACATGTCCGGCTGACGATACGTGGTACTGGTTTGAATGCCGGTATGGACTCGGTCCTGAGGACGCTGAAGAGTTCAAAATGCTGCTACAGTCCGTTACTTCTATACCATTTATGGTCGATTCTCCCGCCATCAGCCGGATGGTAGAGATCGACATGGAGTAATCGGGTGCAGAGGGTGGTGCGTTGGGAATGTGTCAGGGGAAATAATATGACACATGTGTGGCTGGTTACCACACAACCGGGCTATCACAATATGAGAAAGAATTTACAAAAACGTTATCGAGCGATATTACAGAGTTCTGGCAAGGTATTTGCTGATGAGTGGTTGGCGAGGCAAACCGCGACAAAGCCTAAGGCTCCTGGTCCTGGAAAAGGGTCTAGTAGCAAAGGTTGTTGCGTTTGCATATCCCGATCATCAGATCAGTATCTACGCTACTTATCGGACATGCGAAATCCAAAACAACTGCCCTATATCCCTTACGGAGAAGGAGTTCCTTCACAGAAACTCCGGTGTTGGGCATCCGGCCCTATGACTGTAGGAACGGCTGGTTATGGCTTCATTCTTGTTCATCCAAGAAATATGGAGGCATCTGACAGAACAGCTGTTTTTCGCAGTGATGGGACATGGGCTGGTGGTGCTTTGGCTAACGCTGGCACCGGCGTCCTCACCACTGGAAGCAACTCACCGTACCTAGCGGCGCAGTTTGGATCTGGCGATGATCAACTTCTTGCGCGTTGCGTGGGAATTATGGTCACCCTTGAGTATGTTGGACCTCTGTTGGATCGCGGTGGTAGGTACTATGCACTGACTCACCCTCTTCATCATGACATGACAGGGATGAATCCAGTAGACTTGGCCTCCCACGCCGACTGTGAAATTCGTAAGGTTGACAACCGGACGATTACGTTAATGTGGTATCCAGAAAAGTACAACGAGCTAAAGTACAATACTGGAACAGGAACCAATGAGATGGGTATTATGATCACCGGAAACCCTGGTGATCAGTACTACTTCCGAGTTGAGGCG